ACACAAATATCACCGGATAAAATAAGAACCTCAGCATTCTCAGTGTTATTGAATGATGTAGTACCGAATTCCAGATGAACATCAGATGCAAGAGCGATTTTCATTTAGTTTTTTCCAAAGAATCTTTTCGGATATAATGTAGAGGTTGTTTTTGGTTTGAAGGATAATTTTTTACAACAGGTAAAAACAAAACACCATCAATCTCTTTAGGTGGCCAGTGCCCTAACGTGTAATAAACATCCGTCAAATTAAAACGATTACGCATTTTAATTGGTTGATTTTTTGTGTTCATGGCTTAAACAATAAGAAGAGGAAACATACTGACATTAGACAGAATGTTATCAGCCTTCCAACTAGGGCACCAAGAAAAGCACCTAAAGCAAAGGCAGTAAAAGTTGCCAATGTCAAATATGTTTCCATATCAAACTCCAATAACGAAATTATAATTGAAAATTACTAGTCTGTCAAGAGTGTTGTATTTTTGCTACCGATTTGAATTTTCTTTGGCTTTCTTTCTTCTGGAATAATATTTTCCAGTTCAATCACAAGAAGCCCATCGACAATATTAGCAGATTTTACATGTACTGTTTGTGCCAAAATAAATCGATGATTGAAGTCACGTTTTGCAATACCATAATGAATGAATTCGCGTGTGTTATCTTTATCGGCACTTTTACCTGTGACCAAAAGTTTTCCATCATCTAGAGTGATATCAATTTCATCACGTGTAAACCCTGCGATAGCAATTTCAATAGTCCAGTGCGTATCGTTTGTTTTTACAAGATTGTATGGAGGATATGTTTGAGGTTTAACCGCCCTATCAAATTCTTCAAAAGTGCTAAGAAGACGTTCGAAACCAACGGTTGCAGGCAGCAATGATTTGCCGTAATGAAGAGTCATGCTTTTCTCCTTAAAATAAGCGAGTTAATAAAATACCAACCCATAAGGCGTTGGTCCGAGGTTTATTTTACTAGCCTTAGCCTCGGTAGGCTAGCCCATCCCGATTGGGATATGGTTATTTATTCACGTTTTGTGCTTTTTTACCAATATTATATTTGGTAATTAATTCCCAATCGTCTTTTTCTTTGTGAGAAAGAATTTTAATTTGTGACAATGATACAATCGGATCACTTACCATATCTTTGTTAACGATTTTTAATAGTTCCCAATCTTCCAATAATTTTGCAATCGTGTTTCTTCGTGCAATATCATTTTCGGAAAAGTCTGTATTTTTACCATCTAATGCAAAAAGTTCTTTAAAGTGTACGATGTAGTATCTGCCTTGCTTATGTAGAATGTGACAAGACTGGTAAAGAACTTTTTCTTTCTTGGAAGCGACACCGATTCTGGTTAAAGTTTCACGAACTTTTAAAAAGTCATCTTTTTCCTTTAGAGTCACCTCTACCATGTTTTCTATTTTTACCATTATTTTTTCACTCCACCTTTTTCTAATTGTTCTTTTATGAAAGCGATTTGTTCATCGGTTAGAATACGCAAGGCCTCTTTGGCTTTTTCATTTGAATAACCAAAATATTCTTTAACGCAGTCTAAATCTTTGATGACCACCTGTTTCTGCCAGGACTGAAACTTGCGTTTCATTGGTCTTACGGTATTTAGAAAATATTGGTATTGTAAAACTTTGGGTAAATTGTGATTCATATTCATCTGATTTGCATATAAAATACAATCGATATGATATGAAAGGCTTTTGTTTACAATAAAAGGTAAATAGTCTTTTTCATCCTCTAGAACGTATTTTTTAGTTTGTAAAATACTTGGTACGATTTCTTTGAATAGATCAGCCATTATTTGTATTCCGTATTGCTATATTTCATAAGTTCTTGGACTTCTTCAGAACTCATTTTATAAACAGGAATGACTGATTCTTGTTTGATCGGAATTCCAATCATTTCAATACCAAATTTAGTTACATAGCTAAACGTTTGAAAGTTTTTTGCATCGAGTCTATATACCCACCCATCAGAAAAGTGTTTGAATTTAACATGAGGAACAGAAACAATATAGAGAACATCGACATTTCTGCATTTTTTAAGTTGATTCGGTCGAAAAGAAAAACAGTTTTTAAAAACATATGGTGATTCAGTTTTAACTTCGACCTTTTTACCATCAACAAGCATGTCTTTTTCCGAGTCAAACTTATTAATCGAATGTTCTATAATCAATCCTGGATACATCCTGTTTAACATATTCGTTACAACTTTTTCACCCATCAGCCCAAGCTCATTCATCTTTTCTTCACGGGATAACATAATAAAACCTCACTTAAATTGACACTCAATCATAAATTCAGTCAGACAAGCAACCAAATTAATTTCTTGGTCTGCAACGAAGGCAGATTGATATTGATACTTTGACAGAATTAGCACGGCAGGAGGTATGCTTTCTGGTGTCAAAAAATCATAAAGATTGTCATAAATCTTTCTCATGATTGCATTTGAATCATTATCAAGATTTGCCACAACCCATTTCCTTGCAGAACCAAAATCTTTTTCTTTGATGAAAGAAACAAGATTGGAGATATTTACATCACTTACATTACTCAAAATGCCTTTATCAATTTTTCCACTAACTGAATATCTTTGCAATTCATTTAGAATGCGTCGATTATCAGGAAAGTATTTTGTAATGACGGCTGCAACAACATCTTTTTCATATGGAATGTTTTCTTGTTTTAAAATCCATTCAACACGTTTAAAGAATTGAGCCGCCATCTTAGCCTTTTGCCCATTCTGAAGTTTGAATTCAATAACGGAACAACGTGAATGAAGAGGTTCAATAATCCTGTTCTTGAAATTGCAAGTGAAAATAAAAGAACAATTAATTGAAAACTCTTCAATTGCGCCGCGTAGGGCAGGCTGTGTAGAATTAGGATTTAGATAATCTGCCTCATCAATGATGATGACCCTTCGGTCACCAGAAAAACTCATTGCTGATGCATAGTTTTTGATTTTGGTGCGGAATGTGTCAATGCCGCTCTCATCCGAGCCGTTGATGATGAGATAATCACATCCGACTTCTTCGCAGAGAGCTTTTGCGATTGTAGTTTTACCAACGCCTGCGGATCCAGCAAGTAACAAATTTGGGATTTCTTTTCTGTTAACATATTCTTGAAAGGTAGTTTTGATGTTTTCGGGAAGGATACAATCTTCAACTTTGTTCGGGCGATACTTCTCTACCCATAAAACTTGTTTGTTTTCCATTCAAATTCCTCATAATATAAAACATAATCATATCAGATTTTACGCCAGGTGTCATTCTCTTTGACGTATAATTTACCATCAGGACCAGGAACAATTTTAACATTTACATGGTTTTCTGTTCCAGGTTTATAGCTTGGGCCCAATGAAAATACGTAGCCAGATGAAGGAGAAGCAGGCATTTCTTCTCCATAAGTAGCAGATAATTGTAGAACGGGTTTTGTTTCTAACTGTTTTTCTAACTCAGGTTTTGGAATTTCATCCTGTTTATAAACAATTCTTTCTTTTGCTTCTTTATAACCAGTAATTCCAACTGCAACGAATCCTGCTAGACCCAAACCTTTAGCAAAACCTCTGCGTTCTCCATTCATTTTGCCTCCGTAAGCCCGATATAAAGAGTTTCAAACTCACTATCATGCGCAAGTTCTTCTTGAAAAGAATTTTTATGATGCGCTTTTGCCAAACGGCGAATTACTTTTTTAGGAATTTTATAGTTATCAAAAACAGCATTGATAACATCTTTAATTGCATCTTTATGTTGAGAGATGATATCAAGCTCATTTGAAATTTCATTCAAAGCTTCTTTGATAGATTTCAAATCCTCTTCTTTAAAAGTACCATATTGCGTAACAATGTCGGTCATGATTAAGCTCCGTAAGTTGAACCAGGTTCGGTTGTCACCCAATATTCAATTGGCACAGACTTGTTTTTAAAGTGCCCAATTCCACGAGAATGAATCGTAACGTCATATGATCCGAGAATAAACTTAAAATTTTCTATAGCAAAAATCATTTTAAAAATTTTGCCATCACCTTCTGCAATTGTTGTAGTATTCACGTTAGACGAATCATCTTTTACATTAAAAACATCAACCGTGATATTTGTACCGTCAGAAACAAAAGCAATATTGGTAGAATTAAGTGCAGACGCAGCTTTCAAACACCAATCAAGATCCTCTTCTGTGATAGTGAAAATCATTTCGGCATTTTCCATACTGACTTTTTTCTCAGGTGCAAGTAGCAAAAGTTCCTTTTTGGATTGGTGATATGTTGTGCTACTTTTACCCACTCGATTACGAATAATAATCTTTTGATCTTCAAAATCAATTTCGGGCAAAGTATCTTTGGAAAGAGTCAACACACCCAAAAAATTGTTAAGATCATAAACACCAAACTCTTGAGGGAAATTTTCTTCTACCGTGGCCCTAGCCAGAATATTTTTCTGCTTTGAAACTGTTTCAATAACATTACCTGTCTTAACATAAATGTTCTGATTAATTGTAGAAAAATTCTTCAATACATTCATGGTATTATTTGTCAACTTCATTACAAACTCCTTTGTCTAAGGGATTCAATTATATTACTTCCGTAATAACTTTTCAAGCATTCAGTCACTCTTTCTTTCAAGTTTTCCAGTGTGCCAACATTATCAATAATGTAATCTATTCCACTTCCAATCCATCTCCATTCTGATTCATGAACACCAGATTTTTCCAACATAAATTTTTCCGAAAAAACAGAACCACCGTGTTTATTGGCATCGGCTGCAATATGAAACCAAGAAGGTCTTGGACCTCTTCTAACTTCAATTAGAATACCTTCTTTGCTTTTTATCCATTCAATTTCATTTTTAAATCTAACGTCGGTTACCACCACATTTTGATTTGCTCCTAAGTTATTGATTTTATTTTCTAATGCATAAACCCAAAAGTCTTCATGAAAGACTTTTCTTCCTGCTTCTGTACCAAGTAGTTGAAGTGCTAATCGTGGTGTAAAGTGTTCACCGATTTTTTTAGACCAAAAACCATCCGGCTTTTCTCTAAATTTTCTAGACTCTTCCGTATCTCCCTCCAAAAGATGCCTTTCCCAACCGAATAAAACGGAAGCAACATCTTTTAGATGGGAGGCAAAACTTAAAGAGTGAAATCCAAATTCAGTTTTTAAGAAATCGCCGACGGTTC